TAAATGAAGGCGCACCTGTTTTTTCAGTTTTGTCAAAAGGTAAATTTAATTTTTCAAAAACTTTTTGGATACTTCTTGCGGCCCATATTTGAGTTTCTATTCCTGTGTCTATTTTTATCTGGTGTATTAATCGTTCTTCTTTTCTGGTTAATTCTTTTTTTAATTGATTGGCTTTTGTCACGTCTACCCGAACCCCTAGGTAACGCATATCGACTAGACAAGGAAACAGATCAGTCTCTAAATTAAATATCTGTTGACAGTCCTCTTCTACTAATAATTTTTTCATGTGTTGCCAAAGTTTAAAAGTTAACTCAGCATCTTTTTCAGCATAAGCTCCTACTTCACTTGCGGGTAATCTCCACATGTCAGCTTTTGGATCTAATCCTCTTGACTTTGCAGCTTCATTCAAAGCTCTTTCGTTTTTACCTTCACCCAAATAAAACCATGACAAAGCATTAAGTGTATATGCAAATCTATTTTCATCTAAAACAGAGCAGGCAATCATAGTATCTACGATTAAACCATTGATTTTTATACCTAAATTACGTATCCAACATACGTCATACATTGCGTTATGAAATATTTTTGTGGCTGGACATTCACAAATATCTTTAAACCATTCTAAAGTTTTCTTTCTGTCCATGTTAGGAGCTTCACCATGAGCAATTGGAAAATACCATTTGTCATTATATGTAGCGACTGCAATACCAACTACTTCACCATTACCTGTAACTGCACCCGAACCTTTAGATTTTAAATCAGGATCACGTGTTTCTAAGTCAATTGCAATCTCGTCATAATCTCTTAGATCAGGATATTCAGTGGGCATTACCCATTCGGTTTGTGTTAAGTATTTAGGTATTTTCATTTTTGTAATACGTATTTCTTTTCTATTATTTTATTTAATCTATCTTTATTACTAAATGCATACAGAGCTGCACTGTAGTCATGAGGAAATATTTCCCAATCAACTAGTGTATTATAGATTTCTAAACGAAACTTATGTTTGCTTACTGTAATATTTTTTGCTTTAAAATTTCTGTTAGGCATTACTTTTTCTTTTTCATATCATTTATTTTTAACATTTCTAACTGACAGTAGTGTACAATCTTTTTTAGATCTTCTACCCCGCCCTTTCTCTGATACCTACAAACGTATTTAATAACGTTGCCCTGGAAAAAACTCAAGTCGTTTTTAGAAATGAACTCGTAGGGTTGAATGGGAAACTTGGTGTAGTGATTCCCTCCTACCTGGGTGTATTGTGGAAATGATTCTTTAAATATATCTTCAGTTGTCATAGTTGATACTCCTTTAATATCTTTTTTGCTTTCAGTTTATATAAGTTATTTCTTGCTCTTGTGATACCCACGTACCACACTCTATTCTCCTCATCTTGTTTGTCAACACTTAGGCGAATACTTTTTTGTACTTTACTTCCTTGGTGTAAAGATAATATTACATTGTCTTCTTCACCACCTTTCGCTGCATGAATTGTAGATAACCAAACTCTTGCATTTTCAGAAAGTTTTTCACCTCCAGAAATTATATTTCGGATATAAAGTATTTCTTTCTGATCACCAACGAAAATGTCGTACCAATTTTTTTCAGGATTCCAATTCCCATTGGGAATAAAATCTCTGACATCATTAATCTCTTTGTCTTCAAGACTACCTTCACGTATCCATTTAGTATAAGCCATCGCTGCATTATACATACCAACATTAAAACTTTTACCTTTGTTAGTTTGAAAATAAATATTTTTAGATTTTAATTCTTTTGCAATATCTAATAAATTACTTTTAGTTCTTGTAAGAATTAACCATTTACCTTTAGTTAAATCTATTTGTCCTAAATTATTTATATGTTGTGTATGACCCTCTTCATCTCTAGGTAAATATTCTTTGTGTTTCCTGATGCCTGATATACGATCTATTGCTATTTGAGCTTGTTGTTGTACAACTTTAGATACTCTTCTTGAATATCTTAAAACTTTTTCATTAGCAGGTTCTTTTATAAATCTATTTACATCAGCTCCAGCCCAAGCAAAAATAGCTTGGTCATCATCACCAGCTAAATACATATCTTCACAATGTTCTTTTAATTTATCATATAATTTCCATTGTAATGGAGATAAATCTTGTGCTTCATCAATAAAAATGGCTTTAAATCTAGGTATTTTGTTAGACTCAACAGCTTGAGTAATTAGATCATTAAAGTCTAGTAAATGATTTTTCTTTTTATATTCCTGTAAATTTAAATCAATATGTTTGAGTGTAGGCCAGTATATATCTTTTCTATCATGCTCATTTAAGTCATATTCTTCTCTTATGTCTATGTTTTTATTAATAGCTCTTTGAATCATTTGAAAATAAGGATTGTTGCAAGTTAAAAAATGTGTTTCTTCTTCATTATATTTATCTGTAAAACTAACTCTTACATTTAACATCTTACCTAAGTCTTCATAGTGATGTGGCTGAATAATATCTTCTTCAGTTTTATTTAATAAATGAAAACAAAATGCATGAAGTGTTTGAAAGTATGGAGCTTGCTTTTCATCTACGTCAATTCTTTTTCTAGCTTCAGCTGCAGCTTTTCTTGTGAAAGCAAAATAGCCTATCTTATGATAAGGCGTACCAGTTCTGATGTAAGCATTAACCCTACGAATCAATCTAAAAGTTTTACCTGTACCAGGTGGTCCGTATATTTTAATTGGTTTTTTCATCAGCTTTTTTAAATGAATCTATTAAAGATCCTTTGTATCCATAGTTACCATGATGAGTTGTTACACCATCTACAACTGCATAAAATTTATGCCCAGCATTTCTAGCTAAGTTACAGAAAGATACATCTTCTCCAAACCAATGACCTTGTTTAGAATCAAAAGTATTTTCCCAAAAATTATACATATACTTTTTAGCTTCATCTGAAATACCATTAGCAGAATTTATTTTTAAATCTGGATGTTTTTGCATTAAAGATTCATATACACTTCTTTTAATTAAAGTAAGACCTGCGGGTCCTCCTATGATTTCTGTCATTCCTAGTTTGTCTATAGAAATGTTATTAAAGTTTTCAAAAGCTACAGAAAATTTAACTGTATTATCATGAGTCTTTTTTCTATATGGAACACATGCCATATCTTTTTCAGCTAAAATCATTCTGCCTACATCTTTAGGGTCAAATTCAACATCAGCATCTACAAATAACTGATAGTCAAATCCTGATTCCATAAACAATGCTGACAATATATTTCTTCCATAACCTACGTAAGGACATTTGAATGTGCTTACAGTAGATTTTATTTTTGCTTGTGTAAATTTATCCATTAGTTTTAATAATGATAAACATGTTGATACTTGCATGGTGTCATAGGTAGGCATACATACAAATACACTTGGTGCTTTTTTCGTCATACTATATTCTCCTTATCTTCTATTATTATTTTTTCATCTGGTATTTCTTCTTTCATCAAATCACCTGCAGGTATTTTTAAACACCTGACGGGTGGAAATGACTTTTCACTTTCTCCTTTTGGAAATCTTTTTTGAATACCAAACTCACCTTTGAAATAAGTTTTAACCAGAGTTCCAGTTCTTGGTCTATCTTGATTCCATTCATTTCTTTTAATTTCTTCATAGAATTTATCGTAGTCAAAGTAATAAAACTCATCATCTTTTAATACAGCACCACTTTTGAATGAAGCATATGTTTTAGCTTCCGGTCCATTTACATAATCTTCTAGATATTTCTTTAACATCTCAATAGGATTAGTACCAGTAGGTGGTTTAATATCCTCTTTAGTGGCCCATAGAGCGTCCAGGATAGGCTGATATTCATTATTCTTAATGATGGGAGGGAATATAGACGTTTGATCTGCTATAAGCGCTCTCATCTCTTTCATTTCTGATATCTTTTTAATAGTTTTTGCGTGTATTTGTACTACTTTACTATCAGATAATTCTACATTGAAAAAATATTCTGGATCAGGTTTGTAACATATTTTAATTAAACCTGATATCTGAGGCCAGCTACTTTCTTTGTGACTACCAATACCAAACTTTCTACGTAGACAAGTTCCTTTTGCACAGTAAGAAGATATAGGTAAGTCATGACAAGTATGTCCAGCTGTATCTTTACTCCAACTTTTTATTTTTTGATTTACTTTGTCATCACCCCATACTTCATCATATTTAATAAAATCTCTTGCAGCGTTTAAAACTTTTTTACCCCACTCATCTTTAAATTTTTTCTTAGCAAACACCATGTAATTAAATAAAAATCTATCTCTTTCATCTTTTAATTTAATTCCTGATTCCTGAACCTGTTTACATATCATCTGTAAACATGGAGGACCATCTAATAAATCTTCTGGACCACCAGTTAAAATTTCTTTTACTTTTTTATTTGATACTTCTTTTAATGATTCTTTTGTTTGTAAATTATCTTTGACTACATTTATAAAATCATCAAACTCTAATTCTCTTCCATCAGGTAACAATGCTTTACGTTCAGTCTTTTTAAAATATGGTAAGTTAATAAATGATCCAGAAGTTCTAACATTATCTTGATTCATTCCTAGTTGTGTTTGTTTTGGAAATATTTCTGTCTTTGATGATAGTCCAAATAAAAATAATAAGTTTTGTAAAAACTCTCTAATTAAAGTTGCAGGTACTTTTTCTGTTGTAAATACATAGATGTGAAGTCCATTACTTTTTGATTTGATTGGAACTACAGGTAAATTTTTATCTTGGATTATTTTTAAATAATGTTGAATATCAAAATTAGAATAATCTGATGGATCGATATCAATTGCACCAAAGCTTGCCATACCATTATCATCACACGCTTGTATACCTATTGCACGTTTACCATCTAAATGATCTTGATAATCTTGATCAGATATATTTCTTTTAGACCAGCCATAATCGCCTGGATCAAATTTTAATTTGTTTGTTTGTGGATCATGATAACCATTGTTAACATTACAGAAACCAAAGTCTCTTTCTAGTCCACTAAAATATTTTCTAAATTCTTTCATAATTTATACGGCGCCTCCAGTCTCCCTTCAGCGCCGTTGTTATAACAATGTATTATACTATGTCTTCTTGTTTTTGACCAGCATCATATTTAGGTTTAGCAGTTCCTTTAGAAACTTGTTTCTGAAGTTGTGCTGCTATCTCATACATAGACGCATCATCTTTATTAGCTACATCAAGATTTCTTACTCTTGATGGTTTGTAGACATGCCAACTTTTGCTACCCGCAGTCTTACCCATTGTGTTTAATTTATACACAGCTGAATAACTTGCAGGATTAAATGAACCTTGATCATCTGTGAATCTTAGATTCTTGATAAGGTTATTTAGTTCCCTCGCTGGAGATAAGTTAGAAGATCTCATTGGGATTACTGCAGGTTTTAACTCTCCATCTACCATTGCTAGTACATAAAAGTATGCAGTCTTCTCAACATAGTTACCATTTGGTAATCTATATCTTCCGTTCTTTTCTTCAACAGCATCGGCTGGAATCTCTAAATGAGTTCCTACTGGAGCTGAAGCACTATCGCCTCTCTCCTGCCATTCAGGATACCTAGTTTGAGCGTGAGCAATTATTATATCTAATCCCTCTTGCCCATCTATAAGTTTACCAAACCCTGATGCATAAATCATACCAGGTTTAGCTCCTTCTACATGCTTGGCATCTCTCTCATTACATTCTGGTGACAGCTGATGTAAGATTTTCAGAATTGGTGTTGATACGTCATCTGATTTAATCTCTTCAGCTCCTTTACCAGAGTCTGCTCTGAGATTGATAGTTGCTAATGCACCTGCATCAGCTTTCTTTGCTACTTGACTTTCCATATATTCTCCTTTGTTAGTCTATTGTTTTGGTTTGTTAGTTATTTTCGTTTGATATCCAGCAAACGTACTGAAGTACTCTGAAGGAATTTTTCCACCACGTGAATGGAGATCCTCCAGAGCAACTCTTAAAGTCCCGGCATGAACAGAAACTTTTTGTTCCGGATCATAACCTTGACCTTTTGCAAGGGTAGCATATTGCTGTGCCTTGTTGTCTTCGTCACGACCAAACCTCACTGTAATTTCATTTTTTACAATGTTGCCTAAGCCGTTTTCTCGAAGCCAGTTATATGCTTCTGGTCTTTTAGCTGCTAACGCAGAAGCAAAAAATTTATTAGATATTTCTATTTCAGAACCATCTTTTAATTTCATAGTTTTAAGATTCATCGCATTCATCATGTCAGGAATTACGACTTGAGAAAAATGTTTTTCTCTTTCTTCTAATTCTTTTATTTGAGCTTTGTGATTATCTATCTCTTGTTGAATGTCTTGAAGAGTTTTTATTTGTTGTGAAAGTTTTTCGGGTTCAGTCTGTGTCACCTGAGCAGGCGCATCAGCTCTAAGATTTATTGTCATGTTACTCCTTAATAGTTTAATAGTTTAAATTTATATTTGCACTATCCTATATAAAGATATAATTTTTATTGTCAACTAGTTTTGAAAAATATTTAATTCAATTGGATAATAAGAAAATTGTCTTCTATCAAATTTTAATAATTTGAATTTACCATTTGTAATATCTGAAGCCACTGCACATACCACACCAATTATTGCAGGGTCTCCATACAATAATAAATAATCATTAGATGTAAAATCTTTTAATGAGTTTTTTATTTCCATTACCATTGGTCCTGGTGAAAATTGCATTTGTTTTAATCTTGGAAACATAATCTTAATTTGGCCATACTTTAATGCAGGAGTAATATCTACTTTAGGTTTACCAGTCTTTTCTGGATTTTCATGTTCTCTCCATACGGGTATTTCTTGAACTAAATATACTCTTGGGTCGTTCTGGGCCGCTGTGGGTTTATGGTGATCTTTTAATTGCATTGACTTTATTCTTTCAATGTATTATATACCTTTTTAGAAAGATAAGTAAATGTTAAATTATAAGTTTAAAACTGAGCCTTATGCTCATCAACGTAAAGCCTTAGAACGTTCTTGGCAAGAAGAATACTTTGCCTATTTTATGGAAATGGGTACAGGTAAATCTAAAGTATTAATTGATAATGCAGCTATGCTTTACAATCAAGGTAAGATTAATGGCTTGTTGTTAATAGCACCTAAAGGTGTTTATAAAAATTGGTATGAAGATCAAATCCCTGTTCATTTACCTGACTATATCAATAGAAAAGTAGTCTTGTGGAAGTCTTCAGATAAGACTCATGAACAAACAAAAAAATTAAATACTTTATTTCAAACAGGTACAGAATTTCATATATTAATTATGAATGTAGAAGCTTTCTCTTACGATTTTGGTAAAGAATTTGCACGTAGATTTTTAGACTCACATAATGCCATGATGGCAATTGATGAATCTACAAGTATAAAAACACCCACTGCTAATAGAACTAAAAATATTTTAAAATTAAAACATCTCGCTAAATACAGAAGAATATTAACAGGTTCACCAGTAACCAATTCACCACTAGATTTATTTAGTCAATGTGAGTTTCTTGGTTCCTGGCTCTTAAAGACAGATTCTTATTATGATTTTAGAGCTAGATACTCTGTAATGAAATCTATTAACTTAGGATCTCGTAGTGTTAACGTAGTTGTAGGACATAGAAATCTTGGAGAGTTATCATCATTGATTGAACCTTTTTCTATGCGTGTGTTAAAAGATGATTGTTTAGATCTACCACCTAAAACATTTATGAAACGTCAAATAACAATGACGCCTCAACAAGAAAAAGTTTATAAAGCTATGAAAAAATATGCAATGGCTGAACTAGAAGGTAAAGCCTTAACTACTAATAATGTTATGGTTCAGTTAATGAGGCTTCATCAAATTACGTGTGGTCATTTCACAGCTGATGATGGATCTATACAAGAAATACCTAATCACAGAGTAACAGAACTTATGGAAATTCTATCCGAAGTAGAAGGTAAAGTAGTTATATGGTCTAACTATCAAAAAGATGTAGATACAATTATAAAAGCTATTAGAAAAAAATATGAACGAGATGATATTGTTGTAGACTATTATGGTTTAACACCACAAGAAGAAAGACAAAATAATATAAAGAGATTTCAAGAAGATGACAAGTGTAGATTTTTTGTAGGTACTACTCAAACCGGAGGCTACGGTATCACACTAACCGCTGCTAGTACAATGGTTTATTTTTCAAATGGTTATGACCTTGAGAAAAGATTACAATCAGAAGCTAGAATAGATCGTATTGGACAGGAATACCCAATGACTTACATTGATATTATAACTGAAGATACTGTTGATACAAAAATTGTTAAAGCTTTACGTAGCAAAGTAAATATCGCCACTGAAATTATGGGCGAAGATTTAAAAGCTTGGATTTAAAAAACGTACTTATCTAACAACTGAAAAGCCACAGCCCCCACCGTAGCCAAAACTACCCAATAGATCTTGTCTATCTTGCCGCCCAATTTTTCTACATCTTGATGAAGATGTTTTAAATCTTTTTTCATACCTGTCATATGTCCTTGCAATGAAATAATGTGCTCCCTTTGAGTTTCTGGTTCAATCATTAAACTGTTGCTCCTCTAGATCTTAATCTAATTTGTTTCTCTTCATCAGATAATAATGCATTCTCTAATGGTGTCAATCCTCCATTAGTAGCGGCCATTTGTGTTTGATCTAAAATAGTTTGTCCTTGTGTAATTGTTTGATTGTTAGGCATTGCAGAAGTAACAGAAGTTGGCAATGGTGGTGTTGGTGGCGCAGGTGGTATTAAAAATTCTAATGGATCAATATCAAAAGGCTCACCTAATTGTAGTTGTCTTAACTCTCTTCTTATTGCATTTAATTCAGGTAATGCTTCTCTAAATGGATTATCTTCACCAAGATTATTTGCAATGTCTCTAAACTTATCTGCAATTTCACCTGATGGAACATAAGGATCAAATCTACCTCTCCTTAAATTATTATAGTCTTCACTACTAATTTGTCTTTCATCAAATTGTCTACGTAAATCATTATTTCCTACACCTAATACTTCAGCTGCATTTAAATCATTGTACATATTTTGTTGTACATCAAACTTAGCTTTGTTTGATTTTATATATCTTAAAATAATATCATTAGGATCAACTGGACCACCTTTTAATAAACCAAAGTAACCACCAGTAAATTCTCTCCTCGCATCCCTTATACCTCTTTGATAACCAGAAATTTTAAAACCCATTGATTTTAATGGGTCAACTTTTATAGGTCTAAGTCCCATGAAGCCTGCTATCTCAGGCCCGACATCTAAAACATCTCCACGTGCTGTTGGTGTTTCTGTTGCAGCTTGGGCTAGTCTTACAAACTGTTTGTATGATGGTGCTAATGCATTTCCTAAATGTAAAAATCTAATTGCAGCTTTGTCACCAGCAGAAGTTTGCTCTGTGTATAATCTTCTACCATCTTTAGTTACCCCTCCTCTAACAGTTAAATCTCCTGCAGCTTCTGTCCAAATAGATTCTGAAATAAATGGATTCATAATTTCACCACCTGCTTCGTTAACTCCATTTACAAAACTAGCTAGTATTTGTTTATCATTCATTTGACCGTCTTGGATATTATTTAAAATAGTTCTGAAAGGTCTAGCTATTACATCGTAAGCATTACTGTGACTAAAGTCTATGTATCTTAACTCACCATCATCATCTCTTATTGGAATTAGTGTAGAGTTTTTAGACCACTCAGGTACAAATCTTCTTAATGCATCTAGCTCTTCTGAAGATACATCATATAAAGCCTTTGCACCTTCTGTTAATGCAACTGGAGCTGCTGTTGTAAATGTAGCAAGACCTAATAATCTTTTTATTCCATCACCATATGCTCCACTCTCAAGAGCATTGTTCTTAACAACTTGTTCAGTTCCATCTGCTAATATTTCAGTAACGGTTAAACCTAAATTACTTCCTTTAACTCTTACACCTGCTGCAGGTATGTGTCTCATTTCATTCAAACCTAGTTCAGCAATATTAGTTGTAGTTCTAATCATCTCTGATGGAAATGACATGAAGTTACCTACAGGTAATAGTCTTGCAGTTCTGACTGCAGAACCAACAAATGCATAATTAGGTACAGTATTTTTTACAATGTTAGCTGCCTCTCTGTTAAGAACAGATTCAGATACGTCTATATTTCTTTTAATATAACGTTTTTTTAATTTAGCTTTCTCCATTACATAACTAGCTATTTTAAAAGTGTCATCCTCAGCTACATACTTACCTTGAAAAAATGATCCTACTTTTTTTAACTTAGCCATCATAGGATTTAATACTGTGTCTACGTTTGCAGCTTGTTGACCAAATCTAATATCTTGTAATAAAGCTTTTAAGTCTCCTATTTGAACCTGAGAGTTTACAACACCAAGTTCTACTAATTCTCTATAAGCTGCTTGCGCTGCTTCACTTGGAGGACCAGCTTTTAAAAGACCTGTAGTTTCTATACCTTCTGCAAATGCTTTAGAAAATTCTACTGGGTTAAATAAATTACCATTAGCTCCAGCGAAACCAAACGCACTAATTACGTTTCTTATGTGTGTAGGTATAGAGAATACTGTTTTAGCTAATTGTGAAACTCCTTTTGGAAATAATAATAAATTTCTATACATCCAACTAACAGCAGCCTCTGCTCCTTCTTTACCTTCACCTCTTACAAAACCTTGAAGACCACCTGCTATATTGTTTGCATTTTTTATAGCCTCAGCTATTTCAGGTGTAGTAATTTTACCTGCTAAAGGATTAGGTATGTTAGCTGCTTCAGGTAATTTACTTATTATATCATCTACTTTAACAGATGTTATTCCTGTATTTTTTTGATTTACACCTAATCTAAAAGCATCTTCACTATCCCAAAAAAATCCTCTACCACCAGCTGCTTGTACTTGATCATTTTTAGCTGCTACGTTTTTTAAATATTCAGAGGTTCTAGCTACATTCGATAAATTAGTTATACCATTAAATATGGAATATCTTGGATCCTGAACCTCACCAAATAATTCTCTAATTTCTTTTGGTGGTAAGTTAGTTCCTTTTATTTCTGATTTTATAAAGTCAGCGCCTGGTTTTCCCTCCATCGTTTTGTTTACATATTCATTAAATTTTAAAGCTTTAGGTTTACCTTTAACAGTAGCTTCTCTAAGAATATCATCTACTATAGTGCTAGCTTCTTTTAAGTAAGCAGTTCCAGCTATGTCAAAAGCTGCATCACCTTTTTCTTTTGCAATTTCTCTTCTAAAAAAATTAGTAGCATTATTAATCGCTTCATCTGTAGGTGTGTATCTTTTAAAAAATTTAAATATACCTTTACCTTGATCTTCAAATATCCTGTAAGTACCACCTATCCAACCATTAACTCGACTACTTAATAAAGATTGAAGTTCTTTTACACCTTTATTTAATTTTGCTCCTGAAACATTGTTATCTAAAATATTAATTAAATTAGTAAACTCACCTCTAGCATTATTAATTCCATTAACAATTAATTGTCTAGACTCTTCACCAACATTACTTTTTTTCATAAGATCTAAAAGTTTATCTAACTCTTTAGCATCTACTCTGTCTCTAATATTGCCTTTAAATAAAACATTATTAAGACCTTTTAAAAATTCTTGTTTCTCAGTTGCCACTGATTTGTTAAACATTACTTCTGATTGAGGATATATATTGTCTACTTCTCTTGTAATGTTATCTACAATTTCTTTTGCTCTTATTGTATCTTTAGATTTCAAAGCTTGTTTACTTACTTCTTCTCCAAATAATTCTTTTGTCATACCACCTTGAGGAGTAAAGGGTGCTCTTACATATTTATCTAACCATCTTGCAAATTTAGAATTACTATAAGCAAGGTCTTTACCTCTACTAGCAAGTAATTTAGCTGACTTACCTGCACCATATACAAATGGTGTAATTAAAATAGATTCAGAACCAAACTTTAATCGGTTTAATAATTTTCTAGAAGCATCTTCTCTACCAAAACTTTCTTCTCTATCTAATTTAGTTGGTCCTCCACCAAACATATCTCCAAAGGTTCCAATGTTTTCTACGTCTGCAACAAATGCTTCACCTGCTGCACCACCAGTTACCCCTGCTGCAAATCTAAATTTTTTAGATTTTTGATTTAAATCTTTAGCTTTATTTAAAGCTCGTTGAAGATTAAGTGCACTTGGATTTGTTCCCGCTTGTCTTATAGTATCTCCTACTTTGACTCCAAACATGTTAGCTACTTTAGGAGTTCTAGCTATAGACTTAGCTCCAAATTCTAAATAAGCTCCATCACGTCTTGCTCTTAATGCTTTACTAGTAAGATTTCTAGCTACCTTGTTTGCTGCTTTGAATCCAATAGCTCCTGGTACTCCAACTTGTATTAATGTTTCTGTAAGCTTACCTATGGCTCTTTCTTCTGCTATTTCCTCAAAAGGATTTAGTTTATCAAAAAATTCTTCTACACTTGCTGCTGTATTTGTATCAGCTCCAAGATCAATTAATTCTGCTGCAAGAGAAACTACACCTTCAGGTATTTTTAATAGACCTGATGCAATACCAGAGGCGGCAGCTGTGTACCACGCTGTTTCATTATTTTGTTCGGCGTTATT